GACGAGGGCGATGCGGTGTGCAAGTCCCGCTGTCGGTCGAATGGAGAAAAACGGACACAGGACGGAACTTCATAGGCATAGAGCTTGACACAGAGTACTTTAAGATTGCAGAGGCAAGAATCAGCGCAGTGGAAGAAAAACCCTTTAGCCTGTTTGACTGATGAGCCACAGTTTAAATGTGACTGAACAACTTGTTGACACCAACAAAACGATAAATTATGAAACTATCAAGCATCAAGCCAAACCCGAATAACCCTCGGCTCATCAAGGATGAGAAGTTCAATAAGCTCTGCAAGTCTATTGAAGAGTTCCCGCAGATGATGGAGCTGCGCCCAATTATCGTCGATGAGGATGGCGTGATACTGGGCGGGAATATGCGGTATCAAGCTCTGAAGCAGTTCGGCAAGAAAGAGATTCCAGATGAGTGGGTGAAGGCTGTGAGTGGGTTGAGCGAGTACCAGAAGCGTGAGTTCGTGGTCAAGGATAACGTCGGGTTCGGGGAGTGGGACTGGGAGATGCTTGCGAACGAGTGGGACAACCTACCGCTTGACGATTGGGGACTGAATGTCAATCTAATGCTTGACGCAGAAGAAGAAGAGGCGAAGCCGGAGAAGGAGAAGAAGCCGAAGCTATGCCTAAACTGTGGAGCAGAGATATGAACGAGATGATCCTTGATATCGGCACAGCTCATCAGAAGCTGGTAAGAGACCGGAAGGCGGTAGAGGATATGGACAATCTTTTCGGATCGTACTGGGAGGATATCGATAAAGACCTCAAGAAGGCGAAAGTTCGTAAGATCAGTATAGCATTAGCTAAGAAGATCATAGAGGAGTACGAGTGGCTTGGGTGTATGCCTGCGATCACTTGGTACTGTTACGGGATATTTTTTGATGACGTGTGCGGTGGGTGCGTCGTGTTCAGTCCGGAGTATATAGAGAACCTTGGTAGATGGGATAAGTACGATTACACCGGCAAGATAATCTTGTTAAGCAGAGGGGTGTGTCTGCATTGGACACCGGTTAACACGAACAGCAAGCTGATTATGCAGGCTATAAAGCAGCTTCCGAAAAAGTATAAGGTGATAACTGCGACGACAGATCATCTCGCGGGGGAGATAGGCACTATATACCAAGCGTGCAACTTCCAGTATGTCGGAAGTATGCGTGATGCCAACCCTAATGTGAGTAGCAGAAACGGCGACCGTGACGGATGGTTGATTGATGGGAAGTTGTATGGTGCAAGAAGCCTGCGCTTGAAATACGGAGACACTAAGATGGAGACGATACTGAAGTACCATCGGGACGTGAAAAAGGTAAAACAGAACTCAAAGCACCGGTACTTTCTCTTTGTTGGGAGCAAGAGCGAGATCCGCTACTACAGAGGGAAAATCAGCCATCTGATTAAGCCGTACCCGAAAAGGGCAGAAAAATTATCTGACGCAGGGTGAAATAATTATTTTTTTGTTTGTTTTTGTGGCACAATTCCGTACTATTAGGTGTGGAGTTCGACAACAACAAACAAAACGGAGATCAAGATGACAACAAAAATAACGCACGCAAGCGCAATGGGAACCGCTCCTTACCGCTTTATCGCACTGGTGTCATTCCCCAGCAAAGCAATCCTTGAAGCGAACCCTGAGTCATATAACCTTCAAATGGGATACTGCGTATCAATGGGGGCAAAGGGGGTTTGTGACCACTGTGGCAACATTATCAGCAACCACTACATCGTGGAGGATGCCAAAGGCAAGCGTTTCGCTGTCGGTTCCGAGTGCATCCAGAAGGTTAATGGAATCAACACGCAGGTAGTGACCGAGGCGCATAAGGCGAAACTGAAAGCAGACCGTGCCAAGAAGCAGGAGCGCAAGGAGATGAAGTTGGAAGCAGAGCGTAAGGCGAACGGTGGTCTTACCGACGCTGAGGTTAGGCAGCAGGAGTATAGGGAGCGTTACGAGGCGCAGGTCAAGGCACAGCAGGAGCGTGATGCAGAGCGTGAGCGTGAAGGGTTGATTGCTGGAGTGAAGTACCTGCCTTATGCCGACAGGCTTATGCGTCACGCAAACAGCGGATTCGCTTTTGGTGTTGCTGAAGGTCTGCGTCACGGCAAACTGCCAAAGGGACGAGGTATGGATATTATGCTTGACATTCTTGCAAAAGATGCAGGGCGTAAGGGGTCGAAGTCATATGCTGACGAACACAGCACGCTTTGCGAAGTTTTTAAAGAGGCTTAGCTGAACATGAAGAAGCACGTAAAAACATACCTTGACGCAGCTGGAATCAGTATCGGAGAACGCATAATGTGTGAGGTATGTGGATACCCGGCGGTTGACATCCACCATATCGAGCGAAAAGGGATGGGCGGAAGTAAGAAGGCTGACGAGATTGGCAACTTGATGGCTCTGTGTCGGCTATGTCACGCTAAAGCACACGCCTTTCCTAAGATACAGAAGCCGATACTACAAAGGGTTCACGATACGGTGATCGAAAGTTGGCATCAATAGGCCGCTGACTCCCGCTCAGGACGCGGAGATGATGGTGTGACAGAATGTCACGACTTGGGAAATGATGGTGTGAAAAAAAATAATTTGGATATTTATTCATAAAAGTGGATATTTATTCATATCGAGTGAGTGTTAATAGCCCCCCCTGTGAATATTCGCTCAATATGATTTAGCCTCGTTGACCCCTGAATCAACGGGGCTATTGTTTTTCTTTGAAGAATTTGGTACTGTGATTATGCAATCAGCATCCGCTTCAGGGGGGCTTGCTTGATATGATTGCCACACGACCGAAGGATAAAGTCAACATTACTGTCAGTGCTTGGGGGGAGGGGGGGCTTCACTTCTTTTTCACACTCCCAAAGGATTGTTTAAGAACAGTATCTACTTACTTTTCAGTATCAATAGAATTCCTGTAGTTTTCTGGTGATTGGAAGCTGTGGATGATATGTAATTGATGAGACGAAATGGACCATCCGAACAGAAATATAAGTGGGCTGCGACCTGTGAAGAAGGGTCAGGTGTTGAACCCGAAGGGCAAGCCAAAGGGGACGCGGAACCGGCAGACCATCGCACGGTACTGGCTGGAAGCGATGCAGTCCGGGAAGAACCCAATCAGTGGACAGACGGAAAGTTTGTCGCAGGCTGACTGGGTTTTCCTTGCGTTGCTCGCTAAAGCGCGGAAGGGAGATGTTCCTGCAATCAAAGAGCTGATGGACAGCGGATATGGGAAGATAGCGGACAAGAGTGACGTCACGATTGGAGGTGACGCAGAAAACCCCTTGGCGTTCACCAACCTGCGGGGACTGAGCGATGAAGAGCTTGCCACTATGACTGCCTTACTGGAGAAGGCTTCCGGAGGGAAAACCACAGAGTGAAATGATGATAAACCCAGAACTCATCGGCTCGCCGTACATCATGCTCGACATACTGAAGCGTGAACGAATCAGGCGCGAGTCAGAACGGTCGCTTATGGCCTTCACGATGAACTCTTGGGATATCATAGAGCCTGGCGTTGCGTTCAGTGATAACTGGCACCTTCACGCAATCGCTGAGCATCTTGAGGCTCTTAGCGACGGAGACATTGAGAATCTCATCATATCAATCCCTCCGGGCTGTATGAAATCCATTCTGGTCAGTGTTGCGTTCCCAGCTTGGGAATGGGTTACGCGTCCGGAGCTGAGGTACATGGGTGCATCGTACGGAGCTGATTTGGCAATCCGTGACGCACAGAAGTGTCGCGATATAATCACGTCGGAATGGTACAGCGGTAATTGGGGCGACCGCGTGCAGATTAAACCAGGAGATGACCAGAAGATAAAGTACTCGCTGACGAGCGGGGGGTGGAGGATGGCAACATCGGTTGGTGGTCGCGCAACAGGTGAGCATCCCGACCGGAAAATAGTTGATGACCCCCACAACTCAAAGCAGGCGGAATCGGACGCCGAGCGGGAAACAGCTCTCTCGTGGTTTGACCGGACGCTGTCTACACGAGGAAAGTCCAGAGGTGCGAAGACAATCGTTGTTGCACAGCGGTTCCACGAGCGCGACTTGACAGGACACATCCTTGCCGACTTGACCGGATACGAGCACTTATGCATACCGATGGAGTATGACGGCAACAAGCGTGTAACATGTCTCGGCTGGAGCGATCCACGGAAGACCGCCGGAGAGCTTCTATGGCCAGAGCTATTCAACGAAAAAAGTGTTACTGAACTGAAGCAGGTGCTTGGTCAGTACGGCACCTCTGGGCAGTTGCAACAGGACCCCACTCCGTCGGAAGGCGGTATACTCAAGACCAAGTACATTGAACTGTGGCCACACACTAAAAGCCTTCCTCCATTTGAGTATATCCTACAGTCCTACGACTGCGCATTCACCGAGAAGACGACCGGTGACCCGACTGCGTGTACAGTCTGGGCTGTCTTCACGCACGGTGGTCAGCGCAACATCATGCTCATAGACGCATGGGACGAGCATCTTGGCTACCCAGACCTTCGCGCACGGGCTATCAAGGATTGGACGACCGAATACGGCGTGATGAGTGAAAAGAACCCGCACGCACGCGCCCGACGCCCGGACCGCATCCTCGTTGAAGCAAAAGCCAGCGGACAAAGTCTACTACAGGATTTACGGCTTGCAAAAGTCCCTGCAATTGGTTACAATCCGAATAATGCGGATAAAATCAGCCGTGCGCATCAAGCAGCACCTACCCTTGAACTGGGGTTAGTGTGGGTTCCGGAGTCATCAAAGATACCTGGGCAAGCTGTGACATGGGCAGACGGATTCCTGAAGCAGTTGGCGAAGTTTCCGGTGGCGGAGCACGATGACTACGTCGACACTTTCACGCAGGCTGTGATTTACCTGCGCAATGAGCGATGGTTCGAGCTTCCGCAAGCCAAAGACATCGATGAGCCTAGAGTCAAGCCCAAACAGAGAGTTAACCCATATGCCGCGTAAGCCAAGCCAAGATATCATTGACGAGCTCAAGCGAGCCGGTTCGCCTGAATCTACTGGAGGCTACGCCGAAGCAGCTTTCCGGCAATACCAGCAGGACAGACTCAACCAAGCCAAGGCCGCTCTCGCTCAAGCGGTAGCTCCACCTAACCCGACCGAGTACGCCAACCTCGGAGAATACGTGCAGAGCAAGACAGGTATGGAGTCTGACGCCGACCGCAAAGCGTTGCTCCCTCGCATCACCACGGAGGTCGTCAGACCCAAAGGTCAAGGGCCTCGCCACGTCATCACCGGTGTCACTGCCCCGCATGCTCTGTACGACTTGGCCAAAGCGTACTTCGCGCCGACTTACGCCGCCTCTGGTGCATACAGCACCCCGGAAGAGGCCGTGGAGGACGCAGTCAACACCGCATTGAACGTCGAGCTCGGTGGGGGTCTCGCCAGCCATGTCGCTGGTCCCGTTGAGCCTGTCATCGGTATGGCAGTCAAGCAACGTGGCGGCAACTGGCTGCGTGAAGGCAATCTTGAAAGCATTATCGCGAGGCTTCACCGGTATGCACAAGATCCGTCGTTGGTCGAGTGGATAGACAAGAAGGTGCCTAAATACTACAAGAACGAGCTAGCCACACCAGAAGACCCTGTGCGCGCACTGGCCGAACAAGGCATTTCGCACCGTGAAAAAAAGTATCGTGATATCAAGGAACGAGATCGTTTGATCATCGGAGAAAAAGGGGAAAGTAAAAGAGAGCAGTTCGGAGGCGAGCAACTCGGTCAAAGTGCATTGGCTAAGTACTGGGAAGACCTTGCCGACTCCATTATGCGCAGAACTGATGCAGGCGACTACACCAAAGAAGGACACTGGACCCCTGAATGGCCGGTAAAGACTAATAGTGAGTACAAACGGATGCTTGACAAGAACCAGTGGTTGGCGGAAGTGTCTGCAGAAACTCCTGTGTACGGTGTCTCAGAGGCAATCAATGATAGACTAGGGATGTATGGCCTTACGAAAGCACTCCAAAGCTCGCTTGATGACCAGTCTCTCCCGCCTGCCTTGCGTTGGAAGCCCGAAGACCTGCGCAACGTGTCCGTGCCGCAAGCTGTCAAGCGCGTGCATGACATCAACGCGTTCCGCGAACAAGCCGCCCTCGAAGCTAATCGCAGGCAGCTTGAGCATTCAGGGCAGATGGGCAAAGTGTTCAAGGAATATCCTGAACAAGGCATGAAGTGGGTTGAACTTGCGCTGCCGACCGAGGACCCCGGACCGAAGTTCGTCAAGAAAAGAGCCGGTCACTCCGGAACAGAGGGCTACGTGCCAATCAACGCGCAAGGTGAGGAAATATTGCGCTGGGACGAGCTTAGGAAATCGTTTTATCCACTCGAACCTCGCCCTTCACCGCAGGAAGCTATGCTCGAAGGGATGTTGGTCACGGAAGGCAACTTGATGGGGCATTGTGTGGGGCAGGGTGGGTATTGCGAAGGTGTGACCGGAGGGAGAAAAAAAATATACTCGTTGCGTGACGCAAAAGGCGAACCGCACGCCACTATTGAAGTTACCCCACTCGATAATGGATTCCCGTTAATACAGCAGATCAAGGGAAAGCAGAATGCGCCACCCGTGGACAAGTACCTGCCAGCAATTCAAGATTTCGTTACCAGTAATCGGTGGGCGTCTATCAAGCCTGATGACGCACCGAACGCAGGGCTGAGAGACGCATTCAGTGCATTCAGTATTGACGAACTCGAACGAGCCAAAGCAGCTGGCATCGAAATTCCAGAACACGGTTGGCTCTCTGGGTCTCAGATGCAAGATGTCTGGAGTGCTGCTTACACACCCGAACAAATCAAGAATACTAATTTACGTTACAACGATCGAGGATACTTGGTGCCCGTAGAACCCGAACAGGGCTTCTCCGAAGGCGGCGAAGTAGAGACCCCGCGTAGCGCAAACGCACTTGCCGACCTTGCGATGAAGTACGTCGGTGACGTGCCAACCAGAGTCCGTGAGTTCAACGAAGGTCTCCCGACTGCTGCAGTCGATGCCGGAAGGGCCATCTTCAGCAAACTGCCTCCAGAGTTGCAGAAAGGCCTCGCTGACGCCGCATCGGCAGGCGGAGACGCTCTGCATCAGATGGTGACGCACGTCGCCTCCTCGCCCGTCGGACAGGCCATAGGGGCAGGACTGGAGGGGGTTG